TGTCCTGACTGCTGATTTTTGCCAGCAGGTTGACCAGGTTGTTACCGGCTTCGTCTGTACTGCCTGCAGTCATAAACGCTAATTGGTTGGCATTTAACAAACTGCTGAAATTATCCAGTGTCGCGCCCATACCTGCGGACTTCATTGCCGCCAACTGTTGCGGCAGCCATCGCGCCATGTCTTTCAGCTCAAAACCGCCATCTGCGCCCGATTGCATTGCTCGGTCAAGCAATGCAGGAATATCGGCTTCTTTGAACCCTGACTGTTTCGCTTTAGTCACAATACGGGCAATATCATCGGCATCCGCATTGGCGGCCAGTGCTGTTTTCATTACGGTTGGCAACATCTGCTTTACGGCAGCATCACTCAATGATCCGCTGGCCACCATGGTATTCATCGCCTGCAAGGCTGCTTCTTTAGATGTTCCGCCAAGATAAGCGGCATCATTGACCGTTTTATTAATTTCCGCCATGCCTGCGCGCTTTTCCTCAATACTTTTGCCTGCATACATGGTATTGGTTGCGTGACGCAGCTCCGTGTCATAGTCCATTGTCCGGTTGACCGGCTGGGCCAACACATAACCGCCGGCCATGACACCGGCGGCAACCGAAGTCGCACCGCGCGCCAAACTTTTACCTCCTTGGATCATTCGGTTGAAACGGCTTCCGCTGTTCATTTCGGCATTTAACTCACGAATACGGCTGCGCGTCTGTTGAGCGGCTCGCGCCAGCTCATTGTGCGAAGCACGGCCGCTTTTGGCCATTGCGTTGTAGGCTGCTTGAGTACGTTGGATTTCACGGCGGATTTCACGCTCTGTGCGGATGCCCAAACGGGCGGCAGCTGCATGCATCAGCTGTTGTTGCCTGCCGGAAGATGATGTCGCACGGCTTTGAATCTGCATCGTACGGTTGGCCTCGGTTGCCAAGCGGCGCAGGCCGACACTTGCGTCATCTCGGAACTTGGCAACTAATTCGACTGTATTACGGCTCATTTTTTCTTCCGTTTACTGATAAAGGTTTGAGTATGTCCGCCAGATGCAGATGGAACTGAGGTTTTGGCCGATGGGGCAAACCAGGGCAGCACCACGGGAGCGGCACGGCCACGGTCAATCAAATCGGCCTGTTTGAGCCATCCATCAAGCTCCGGCTGAGTCATCTTGCCGATATCGTCGGCAGAGATACCGTAGCTCCCCAGCTTTAAGACTGCGTATCGGTAGCGGTCGGCACGGGCTGAACGGACAGACGCTTTTTTGCCAGCAGCTCTTGGGCGAAATAAAGCGCGTCAAAATCGGTGGCGACCAATTCATCGGCCAAGAAGTCGAGCGTTAAGGCATCAGGTTGGATCGTACCGATATGGTCGAGAGAGGCTGAATAGGCTGCCAACATACGTGCCTGACCCTCCAGCGTTGGGTCAATAGCCATATCTTCGCGCACGGTCAGCAGATGCATGGAAAAATCACGATGAACAGCACCATCAACAGAGATACCGTACTTCAGACGGCCTGAAACGGTTTTCAGGTCAGAAGAAATAACCAGCTCATACTCTTTTGCGGCATGTTCGAGCTCTTTGGAAATTGAAGACATAATAAAAGCCTCTAAACGGTTAATCGGATAAAAATCCAATTATCGTTTAAAGGCTATTTAAACCGTCTTTAACAGGTGTCAGTTTCGGATGGCTTACTCAATTACTTTACGGGTTGCAAAGCCGGTCACATCAATGACCAATTCGTTGTCCACCGTATAGCTTTCACCGGCTTCCTTCGCGCAAAAACCAAGATAGGAGGTTGGGCGCGCACCATTGATATCAGGAACCAGCGAGATTTTTGCGTCTTCGATTTTGTCCCAATCGATAACCGTACCATCGGTCGGCACGACGGCGGTAAAAGAAATATCATACTGGCCGACACCGCGCGTAAAGCCTTTGACGCGGCGTGTGCGGTTCATGGTTTTAACTTCTTTTTTGCCTGTGATGTTTTTCACATCAATCTTGGTGACTTCCACCTCGGTCGCACCGACATACAGCGTTACGCTGCCTACATATTCTGTACTCATGTTCTTTCCTTTTTACAGATACAGGTCGATAACCATGCCTACTTGGTGCAGGCCGTTAACCACATCGGACGGCACGCGGCAGTTGAGCATGCCGGTGTTTTGTGCATCGCGTTCCACAATCAGGTTGGCCAAATTGTTTTCAACGTCTTCGACGATTTCCAATTCTTCGCATTTCATCAACACATCGATCAATTCGGAGCGGACACGGGCAATGGTGCGCTCGGTCATTTTGTCGCGCGGGAAACGCAATGCGATACGGTCGGCACACGCGCCTGATACATAAATCAATGTGCGTACGGTAGTCATATCGAGCAGACTTTCGTCTGCCGTGCCGTTGGCAGTTTTGGTATAAGTCGAAATAGCGCGGACGATTTGGGCGGATGTGCCGTCTGGGCTGGTTTCAATAGGAGTAACGCCGTTGTAGAGCGCGTTTTCCTGTTCGGTACGCATAGTCTTGTCTGCACTGTCGCACACACCGATGCCGTTGAGCTTCAGGGTATTGAGCGGACGAGCCGGGTCTTCCTCGCTGGCCACAACGGCCGCAAACGCGGCTGCCAGCTCACATGGCAGGCTAGGCGTTTTACGATACCAGGCCGAATACAGATAACCGCTGTTCAGACGGCCTGCCTGTGTCGTTGTTTGCGCCAATGCACCGGTTTGGCCATAAATACCCAATGCCCAGCGTTTTTCTTCAGGCGCACCGACAGTTTCCAAATGTGTGCGCAACTTCAAGAGGTTCGCCTCATCGGTACAGCCTACCGCAATCAAATTATGACCTTCGGCGATCACGGCATTTAATGCGGGGCCGATATCGGCATCGGCATCGCCGCCGCTCATCGCTTTGACTGCAACGGTAATCCCTTCGGCGGTATTGCTGGCACGGATACGGATATGGTTGCCGTGCGTGCCTTTATTTTTAGCTGTCAGCGTTACCAAGCCTTCAGAGGCTGTCGCCGTTACCGGCAACGATGTTTCGGCATCAATGGCGGCTTTGACGGCAGCGGCTACGGTTGCGGCGGTTGCATTGGCGGCGACACCGACGGTCAGCGTATCGGCATTGCCGATGTTGACGCGTAAAACGCCTTGCGTATCGGCAGTGCCTGTAATCGTGATATTGCCGGTGGCAGCAACGCCTGCTTCATTGTCGGCAACGGTAATCAGGCTCAAATCTGCATATGCGTAAGCCTTGATAGCGGCCAATGCCATCAAATGCGCCTGAGAGCCGGCACCATACGCAGCTGCGACATCGGCCGCAGAATAGATATTTGCCAGCGCAGTCAGCTTGCCCGCCTTGGGATTGCTGTGTTGCGCAATCAGAAGTACACGTTGCTTGTTGGTTGGCAGGTTGCGTACAGCAAGCTTGGTGTTCCATTCGACGTAAACGCCCGGCTTACGCGTACTGGTCTGAATTTTGTCGAAACTGACGTTTGCGGAAGTCATGATTTGTTGCCTTTCGGGTTGTCCTCAACAATAACCAAGTCGCCGTAGTGAATACAGCGCAGGTAATACGCGGCATTCGGCACTTCGACCGCTTCTTGGTCGGTAATATATTCATGTGGCTTGCCTGCCATAGGTACTTGCAGACCTGTGGCGGCACGAACTTTAATGGTTTCAGTCATGTTTTACCTCGGTTTTAACGGTGGCCGCCATATCGGCGGGTTGGTTTGGTTTTTTAGGCGGGATACGCAGCTCAAGGTTTGCGCCTTTAAAGTCGGGATGTTCTGGGTCGGTACGGCCTTGGTATGCGGATACGTCGGCATATACTTGCGCCTGTTGTTCCTCCGAAACCGTAGGACGTGGCCAATCGCCGTCTCGCAGTGCGTCTTCAAACCAATGCGTTTCAAAATCCAGCGCGAATACGCTGATTGCGTCTAACTCCATTTGTTTTGAAAACAGGCTTTTTGCTTTGCCCGGCTTCAGACGGCCTATACACAAACCTACAGTCTGATTGATCAGCAACAGGCGCACGGCCTGCATTAGCCGGTAAGTGCCGACATCGTTCCGGTGCAAACCTCCGAAGCGGCTGTCCGCCTCACTGCCGCTGGCACGGTCGCCGACCAAGACAGTAAAGTGGCCAGTGACTTGGTAGCGTGTACGGCGCGTATCATGGGGCTCGCTGTTGGTGATGCCGGCAAACATGACCCAAACGGCAGGGAACTGGTTGACCACTTGAGCCAAGCCTTCGCCGTCAAATTCGCCACCGTATGTATGCACACCGCTGACCATTTGGCCAAGGCCGTCTGAAAGACGCTGTTTGATGGCTTGTTCAATAGACGCTATCACGACCGAACACCTTTTCCTTGGCGGCAAACATTACCGCATCACCTTGCACGGTCGGCTTGGGGTCGGCATTTTCAGCCACACCCAAACCAGCCTTGCCTGATGCCACCAATTTGAGATACGCAATCGCCGCCTCATATCGGTGCACCATATCTTCCGTCAGTTGGCGCTTGCCCGTTGCCAAACGGTAAACGGCAATGTCGCAGCAATAAAGGCTCAACAGGCGCACAGGGGCAGGCAACGGCAATTCATAGCGCGATGCCAGATAGCCGTCGATTTCGGCGGAGGCATCATCCAAACCTTGTTGCGCAATTTCGGCATTCACGCTTCCCAAGCGCGTCAGGTCGGTCAGACCTGCAATCGTCGGCTCGGTATAACGCGCCACCAAATCGGCAACCGTTGCGTAAGCCATTAATCCTGCTCCACGGGCAAGGCTTCACAAACAACCGCCATCGGCTCGGCCAGCAGGCGTTCCCACGCTTCGGGCTCAAAATCGGCACGTTTCACAAAGGTAAAATGCGGCTGAACGTGATACCCGCTGCGCCAAAACGCATGGCCATGTTTGGATTTAATGGCAACCACTTCGGCATCGGCCGCCGCTTCACCGCCTGCCTGATAGCGTTCTTGCGCTTCTGCCGCTTCAACGGCAGGGCTTGCGGTCTGTTCCAATTGAGATTCCAATTCGGCGATACGCACACGCGCCGCTTCAAGCTCGGCTTTCAATTTTTCGACTTCAGCCTCAAAGGAAGCCTGCAACTTAACGTCTTCGGGATTTACATCCACAGTTGCGCCAACCGTTTGCTCGGTTTTTTCATCTTCGTTTTTTACTTTCGCCATTTTTTATCCTTTCGGCGGGCAAAGCCCGCCTATCTAAAGGGTTACAGCAACCAAGGAGATACGATTACCTTGCATTTGCCTTTGTTCGGGTTGTACGCACCATTCGTCAGGCGGTCGCCTTCCACCAACTCTTTGGCGGCGTTTTCCAAAGACGGAGGAACCAGCAGCACATTCGGACGGATACCCAGCGGTCGGCCGCCGTCGCCTTTCAGGCTGACCATTGCGTTGTAAGCCTTTTCAAAACCTGCGGCATCCAGTTTTTCTTGCGACTTAGCCGCCATTTGCCAGAAGCCCAAACCAACATTACAACGGCCGTCCACGCCGTAGCGGTATTCATTGCGCATGAACACGCCTTCGTCGGTAGCGGCAGTCATGGCAGTGAACTGTTTAGGTTTGCGTTCCTGATAAATCAGAGGTTTCAGGGCGCGTGATGTATCCAGCAAATACCAAGCGGTGTCGATACCGTCGAAAATATTGGATACAGTGGTGGTTCGGCCGGTGCCGTCGACTTTTTCATATACCGGATGATCGTTGTCGAAGAAGTTCTGATCGTCATAACACAACGTAGCGTGCGCGTTTTTCAGCAGGGCAAATACCAATTCGTCAGGATGAACGGCGGAAGCACGGCCCATTTCGGTCATCATCGGCGCGTAAATGCCGACATTGTCGTCTTCGATATCGTTGCGGTTGACCTTGACCGAACTTTCAAAATGCTTGTTGGTGATGGCATAGCCGTGTGCCTTCATATCTT